ATGATTGGTCAAAACGGACGCCGTGGTGCGCTTATGATTTCCATGGATGTGCGACATCCTGATATTGAAAAATTCGTGACAATGAAGCACGATTTAACCAAAGTTACAGGAGCAAACATTTCAGTTAAGATCTCTGATGACTTTATGGAGGCAGTTCAGAATAATGAACAATTTACTCTTCGCTTTCCCGTTAATTCTGATAAACCTAAATATACTCGTGATGTGGATGCTGTTCAAATCTGGCGAAAAATAGTAGACTCAGCCACCAAAACAGCAGAGCCCGGATTGTTAATGTGGGGTAACATTGAAAAATATCTCCCCGCAGAGGCATATGCAGACGATGGCTTTAAAACCATTTGCACCAATCCCTGTGGCGAGATTCCACTGTCCGCCTATGATTCTTGCCGTCTTATATCAGTAAATCTGAAGAACTTTGTCAAAAACCCTTTTACGGAAAACGCATCTTTTGATTTTGAACACTTTGGTCAAGTTGCCTCCACAGCGATGCGGCTTTCCGATGATCTGGTTGAGCTTGAACTTGAAAAGCTCGAAAATATCATCTCCTGTTGCGATACTGCTGACGAAAAAGACTTATGGGAAAATCTAAGGACAGCTTGTATTAATGGTCGTCGCACGGGACTTGGTACCCACGGATTAGCTGATGCAATTGCTTGTCTTTCACTCGCATATGATTCAGAAGAGGCAATTAATACTATTGATAAGATCTACGAGACACTAAAAATTTCAGCATACACAGAGAGCGTACACCTGTCAGAGGAGCGGGGATCTTTTCCTGTTTTTAACTGGGAGAAAGAAAAAGATAATGAGTTTATTAAATCTCTCCCGCAAGAGTTACAAATGCTCATTGCTCAACACGGTCGGCGCAATATTTCAATTTTAACAAATGCTCCCACTGGATCTGTCTCCATCATGTCACAAACCAGTTCTGGTATTGAACCAGTCTTCCGAAATTCCTATACACGACGACGTAAGCTTTCTCACAACGAAACTGATTTAGAGGCAGACTTTGTTGACGATTTAGGAGACAGGTGGACTGAATATGAGGTTTTCCACCACAATGTTCGGGCATATCTTGATTCTTTTGATACTGATGAAATTCCTGTCTTTTTCACTGAGTCCGATCAGATTGACTGGGAAAATAGAGTTCGTATTCAGGCGGCAATTCAGAAACATATTGACCACTCAATTAGTTCTACCATTAACCTTCCAAAGGGCACTGATCCAGAAGTTGTTTCTCGGCTCTATATGTTGGGCTGGAAGCTTGGATTAAAGGGAATTACTGTTTATGTTGATGGTTCGCGAACTGGTGTTTTAGTTACCAACCAAGAGAGAAAAGAAGAGAGTTTTCCCCAACACCAGGCAGTAAAACGCCCTTCAGAATTACCCTGTAATATCCACCACACAACTATTCAGGGAGAGAAGTGGGTGATTTTGGTAGGTATGCTTGACGGCAAACCTTACGAAGTTATGGGGGGGCTGTCCAACCTTATTGAACTGCCTGTAAAAAGAACCGAGGGTATACTCGTAAAACATCCTCGCAAAACAATGAATTCAGTTTATGACTTGCGTGTTGGCACAAATGGGGATACCATGCTGGTCAGAGATCTTGTTAGGGCGTTTGATAATCCAAACAACTCTGCGTTTACTCGTCTTATTTCACTTTCGTTGCGACACGGAGCGGACATCCAATATGTTGTAGAGCAAATGCAAAAAGACCGAGACAGCGATATGTTTTCGTTCGCCAAGTGTGTTGCGAGAGTGCTTAAAAATTATATTATCGACGGATCCGAAGGGAGCGATAAAATCTGCACTGAATGTGGTGTAGATGGGCTCATTTACATTGAGGGTTGCTTAACTTGCAAAAATTGCGGATTCGCTCGCTGCGGATAAAGAACTAAAGGAAAAACAATGCTACAACCATTTAACAGACATATTTTAATCACACCAGAATACATAGAAAGGGAAAAGAAGAAAGAACAATCATCGATTTTACTACCTGATGATTATACAAAGGTAGAAGGAAAATACTGCTCCGCAGTTGTTCACGGAAGCGCACCTGATTGCCGCTTTGACAATTTGGCTGCCGGAAGCCGTATTCTTGTCGATCGGGCAATGATTGAGGAAGTGGAGCATAACGGACAAACACATCATCTTATTTTAGACAATTATGTCATAGCACAAATTACGGAGAATTAATATGGCGCACCATTATGGTGAGTATACTGGCTTGGAAATCCCAACGCCAAAAACAAGAAAGACAATTATGGTTTCAGGCGGATTTGATCCCATCCACTTTGGACATTGCCGAATGATACAAGAGGCAGCGAAATACGGGGAACTAATTGTAGTCGCCAATTCAGACGGCTGGTTAAGGCGTAAAAAGGGATTTGCATTTATGCCATTTAAAGAAAGATCCGAAATTATCTCCTATATGAAAGGGGTTCACATGGTTGTAGAGGCAGATGATGACGATGGCACTATCTGCGAAACTTTAAGAAAGTACAAACCAGATATTTTTGCCAACGGCGGAGACAGAACTGTTGGAAACACTCCAGAGATGAAAGTTTGTGAGGAGCTTGGCATAACAATGCTCTGGGGTGTCGGTGGTGGAAAAATTCAAAGTAGCAGTGATTTGGTCGCAAATGCCCAAGTGCAAGAGGAAGCCTTCGCCGCCGAATGATAAAATATGACAAAATAGTTATTGGATGCACCTTAAGTTCTGTTTTATACTCATTTTATAATCAGGTGCCCTTGATCTTTGTTGAAAAGCAAAATATACATCCATTTAACTTTTTTGAAACAAAGGCAGATTTAAGTTTATTAAAAATTGAACCCTCATATACCCTTCGGAAGCCGGATGGGCAAAAGGTTACCTTTGGCATACCAAGGCAGAAAGTTTATGATAAGATAATGGCTTTGTTGTGTTTGTCGGGTCTTGTTCCTTTTTCACATTTATGTAAAGCACTAACGGTCCAAGGCGAAAGCCTCAAAGTTATAACACAGGGGAATAAAGTATTTAATGTTGGCTATAAGGATTTAATAATTTTCGATGACAGAGGGGTAAGTGGACTTCCTTCAATTGTTCAAGACAACAAGGGGCAGCCAAGACAGGTTGTAGACTGGTTCGCAGTCAATAAGGGCGGACTTCACGATATTGATTATATCCAGACCAATGATGAATTTGTTAAGGAGATATTTTTTTACCCATCACAAAGAGCCACTAATAGTCCAAATAAAAAGGACTTATTGGCAGTATCTTACTTAACCCACCAGCAAGCAACTCATGATTATCAATATTCGGACACTTATTGTCGCTTTAAGGTATTAAAATGTATAAAAGAAGCGGGAATTAGGGGTTCAAAAAATGGGAAAAATCCAAATTATCCAGATCGCTCTTCGGAGCCTTTTCAATGGCTTTCTCCAAGAATTAAATTAATGAAAAGAGAAATTATGCCCCCACCTATGGCAAAATATGAAAACACTAAAAATATTAAATTTTGTTATGACACACCAGAAAGCATAATCTCCAAAAACTCAATAAAGATAAATGCTTATAGCACAAAACTATTAAATGCCCTATAATGGAACAAAAACCAGTAAATAAAGCCGCTTTTCACCTCGCGGGTATAATTCCTGTAGCCGGTCACAAAAAGGACTTTGGTTTTGAGTGGGACAATGTATTAATGCCGATAGCAGAAAATTATACTGCTATTGAACGCTCCGTTGTGGAATGTGCCTATGCTGGTTGCGAAACAATTTGGATTGTTTGTAATGAGGATATCCAGCCTCTGATTCGCCACAGGCTTGGGGAGATGGTTCAAGACCCAATTTGGTATGGGCGTATTTTAGCAGCACACCCAGAAGAACAGAGAAAACAGATACCAATATACTATATACCAATTCACCCAAAGGACAGAGATAGAGTTGATTGTTATGCTTGGAGTATTCTACACGGAGCGAACACGGCTTATTGGGTTAGTAAACAAATGAGTAAATGGGTGACGCCAGATAAATATTATGTGTCTTTCCCCCTTGCTGTTTATCCTGAAGATTCGCCGAGGCAATATAGATCTATAATTTCTAATGACAACAACTTCTTTTTGTGTTATAATGGTAAGACCGTAAAGGATGGAGAGTATCTCGGGTTCTCATTTGGACCCGAAGACTTTATTAAGAGTAGACAAGTGATTAGGAAAGAGGGAACAAGAGAATGGAAAAATTCAGGCAATGAAATACCAACTGAAAAGCTGCCATATGAAAAAAGATGGTCAGGACGTTATTTTTCCCTTGACAAAGTTTTTAAACATGTTATATTAATAGAGTCAAATGTGAAAGAGTTGGAGTGGTTCTACGACTTGTCGAATTGGGACAATTACACCAGCTTTTTCGCATCTGAAGAGTCAAAAACAATAAAGCGCCCCTACGAGGGTTTAATCAAATACCATGAATGGAATGGTTTAGGAATAGATAAAAATGACAACGAAGAAAACAACGACAACAACGAGTAGCCTACAGGCTCAAGTGGAGGCACTTTCTCAAGAGTTGGACAATGAGCGTGCGAAGACGCGGCAATTTGGGAACGTCCTTGGGCAGCTTAGATATCGTGTAATTGAGGTTTTAGACCTTGAGCCCGAAGTGCGAACCCAGTTTTTGACTGAAATTGATAGTGTTTTTAATCGCGCACTGTAAATTTTAGAGGAGGGTAAGATGAGCGACCAAACACAATCCAGCATTCCATTTGTAGGCTTGCACGCACATAGCGTAGCAGGCTCGTTATTTGACGCACTTGGTTATCCAAGTGAACATATGGACTTCTGTTGGCAAAACGGCGGTGACGCATTGGCATTAACCGATCACGGCAACGCCAATGGTCTTTCTCACCAAGTGCTACACGCAAAAAAGATGAAAGAAGAAGGCAAGAACTTTAAGCCTATCTTTGGCACGGAAGCTTATTTTATTCCGTCCATCTCTGAATGGCGTGAGGAATATGAGAAAGCCCTTGCGGACAAAAAGCGAGCAAAAACTCTTGGTTCTGAGTTGAGCGGCGCTACTGTTGAAGATGAAAACTCCAGTAAAAAAGTCCAAAGCGTTTTGCGCCGTCGTCGTCATCTTATCCTCCTCGCCCAAAATCAAGTAGGACTTCAGAATATCTTTAAATTGATATCTGAGAGCTATAAGAGCGAAAACTTCTATCGCTATCCTCGTATGGACTATGATCTCCTTACGAAATATAGTGAAGGAGTAATCGCTGCTTCAGCTTGCCTCGGCGGCGTATATTCTGGTAATTACTGGGAGAATCGCGAAGCTGGCGATGAGGCAGTCCTTGAGGCTATGCGAGAAACTACTCGTAAGATGATGAGTATTTTTGGTGATCGCTGGTATGGCGAGTTGCAGTGGAATAATGTTCCAGAGCAGCATACTATTAACAAGTTCATTATTCAAATGCATAAAGAGTTTGGAATTAAACTAATCTCCACTGCGGATAGTCACTATCCAAGTAAAGATGCTTGGAAGGACCGCGAACTTTATAAACGACTTGGTTGGCTTGGGAAAGCTGCCCCATCTTATGAAAGCACCGAGCTTCCTGTTGGTGTTGATGAAATTGGATATGAACTTTATCCAAAGAACGGCGATCAAATGTGGGAGAGTTATAAAAAATATTCAGAAGAATGCGGTGTAGAATATGACGACGATTTGGTATTAGAATCGATCAAACACACTCACGAAATTGCCCATCAACGCATTGAAGACTTCCTGCCGGATAATACGGTTCGTCTTCCTGACTTTGTTGTTCCTGCTGGATATACAGCCACCCAGGCGCTTATTAATATGTCGCTTGAAGGCTTGCGGGAGCACAGCTTACATAAAGACAGAGAATACACAGAGCGTCTACGTCGTGAGCTTGAGGTCATTGATGAACGAGGATTTTCAAAATATTTCTTAACAATGAAAGCGATCGCAGACAGAGCAAACGATTGTATGCTCACGGGTCCAGGTCGAGGCTCTGCCGCTGGTTCACTTGTAGCATATGCCCTTGGAATTACACAGATTGACCCAATTAAATATGGACTTCTGTTCTCTCGCTTTCTACGTTCAGACGCGACCGATTATCCTGATATTGACTACGATGTAGCAGCACCGATGGAGCTAAAAGAGCAGTTGATTGAAGAGTGGGGCGACACAACTGTCGTTCCAATCTCCAACTGGAACACTCTTCAACTTCGTTCACTTGTTAAGGATATTTCCAAGTTCTACGGGATTCCCTTTAAAGAGGTCAACGAGGTCACTGGCAAGATGCTATTGGAGGCGACTCCCGCCGCTAAGAAGGCTCACGGAATTAAAGCCGGTGTGTATGCCCCAACTTTTGAAGAAGTAAAACAATACTCGCCAACTCTACAAGCATTCTTGAGCAAATACACAAACATCGCCAGTCATATCGATAGATTATATGGTCAGGTGCGATCTTGCTCTCGTCACGCTGGTGGAGTTGTTGTCGGCGAAAACCTTGATAAATGGATGCCCCTTATCAACTCCAAAGGCATCCGTCAGACGCCTTGGGCAGAGGGACAAAACGTCCGGCATCTTGAGCCAATGGGCTTTATTAAGTTTGATATTCTTGGGCTTTCTACATTAGCTATGCTCGACGGTGCTATTCGTCACACGCTTAAGCGCCACTATAACAATCCAGAACCTACATTTAAAGATGTCAGAGATTACTATAATAAATATCTACATCCTGACGCGATTGATTTGGATAATCAAGAAGTTTACGAGAAGATTTTTCAAGATGGTCGCTGGGCTGGCATATTCCAGTTTACTGAAAAGGGGGCGCAGGCTTTTTGTCAGCGGGCAAAGCCAACAAGCATTATTGATATCTCCGCTATTACTTCCATTTTCCGCCCCGGTCCTCTGGCAGCGAAAGTAGACGATGATTATGTAGAAGCTAAAAAGCATCCACAATATATTAAATATGTTCACCCCCTGATTCAAGAAGTTACAGAGGAAACCTATGGCTTTCTCATCTTTCAGGAACAGATTGCCATTCTTGCTCACAAGCTTGGAAAAGACCTATCTCTTGATGAGGGAAATAAACTTCGTAAGCTACTGACCAAGAAGGGAACTGGCAAGGGTCACGAAGCAAAGATGAAGATCCACACCAAGTTTATTAATGGCTGTGTTGAGAAGGGTATCCGTCGTGATATTGCTGAAGGTATTTGGGATAAGTTTGAATACTTCTCTGGATATGGCTTTAACAAGTCTCACGCTGTTTCTTATTCTATGTTGTCTTATCAATGTGCTTGGTTGGCTCATCACTATCCCGCAGAGTGGATGGCAGCCTTCTTGGACAAGGAACCCGAGAGTAGGAAAGAGAAAGCAATTAATATTGCCAAGGGCTTTGGTTTCAATATTAAAAAGTTGGATGTGAATACTTCTGGTCGTGTTTGGGAAATCTCCGAAGATGGCAAGACACTTATTCAGCCCCTAACCTCTATCAAGGGACTTGGCGAGGCGGCTATTCAGCAAATCTTAGGCAACCGCCCATTTAATAAAGTTGAGGACTTCATCTTCAATGAAAACATGGTTTATTCTAAGCTTAACAAGAAGGCACTTGATGTTCTTGTCCGCTCAGGGGCAATGAATAACTTGGTTGATGATAGATTTAGCGGATTGAAACATTTCTGGTCTGCGGTCGCTGTTGACCGACCTCGCAAGTTAAAGAAGTTTGAGGAAAACCTTGAATTATATCGACCAGAAGGCAACTTTGACGAAGAAGAGTTAATTCAATATACCGTTGAACTCACGGGTGTTTTCCCAATGAGCGACGTTATGAACGATTCCATTTTGGATAAACTCGCCCAAAATATGATACCTCCCATCGGTGAGTTTGATCCCGAGTTAAAGGTAACTTGGTTTATTCCCCGCAAGATTGTTCCGAGGAAAACTAAAAATAATAAAGAATATTGGGTTGTCGAGGTCATTGATGACACTGGAACGACTTCTAATATTAAGTGCTGGGGTGTAAACTCCAAGTTGGATATTCTTTATCTCAATAGACCTTATATGGCGAAGCTTGAATATCATCCCACTTGGGGCTTCAGCACTCGCTCATTGCGACATAATTTTCGATTATTATCGAAATAATTGTTGACATTTAAAGTTAACCCAGTTATAATAATAAAACATTAAGGAGATTATAATGGATTTATCACTTGTTAGTAACAACGTTGTTGTGGAAGCACAACTTTCTCAAGCGGACGAAGCAAAACGCCAAAAGGTGTTGGAGTATGTTCGTTCACTTAAAACACTCGAAGAGGCTATTGAGCCTTATGCTGAACAAAAGCGAGAACTTAAGGCAGAGTTTAAAGAGCAGGGATGGCTATCAGGAGACGAAATTTCTCTTGCTGTAAAAGCTTATCGTATGCTTAAGAAGGACCAAGATATCGACGAACTCGTCGAGATGTTTAACTTCTTGCGAGGTGAGAAGTGATTATTGAATATAATCGAACTCACCCAAATGCACACCCGCCCACCCGTGGCAACCCAAGTGATGCCGGGTTAGATGTATACTTTTCACCAACATCGCGAGAGCCTATATCGATTGCTCCAGGCGAAAGCGTTATCTTGCCAACAGGGTTGAAATTCGGTGTGCCACATGGATATATGCTGGATGTGAAAAACCGCTCAAGTATTGCCGCTAAACGCTCTCTTGTCGTCGGCGCTTGCGTCGTTGACTCAGGGTATGACGGAGAGGTGTTCGTGAATCTTCACAACATCGGTAACGATATTCAGGTAGTTAAGCCACATACAAAGATTGCCCAAGTTGTAATGACCCCGGTAGTTTCGTTCCGAGCGTTAGAAACGTCAAACCCAGACCTTTACGGTTGGTATCCTATTACAATTAGCGAGCGAGGCGATGGAGCCTTGGGGAGCACAGGTGAATAGAAAACAAAGGCGTGCTCGCGAAGCACAAATCCGCAAAGACGGAAACGAAGAACTGGGAGCCCAAGTCGCCATGTTCGGCAAACTGCCCGAAGAATGCACTGCTTGTACAAGCCCCTATGACAAGACTGACAAAGAAATGGCAACAACTTGGAATGTAGTCGTCCGCAAAGAAGATGATGACAATCCAGTTCGACTTTATTGTCCCGATTGTTGGAATACTGCACAAGAAGTTATTAATAACTTTTTAGATACTATGGAAGAAAAAGATGAATCTTGAAACTCACATTACGTTTGATGATGTTTTACTTGTGCCTCAATATAGCGACATTAGTTCGCGCTCAGAGGTCACATTAGAGTCGGAGCTATCTGAAGGGATGTCTCTTCGTGTTCCAATCATCTCCGCGCCAATGGACACCGTATCTGGGCGTCTAATGGCGACCAGAATGTCTGAGTTCGGTGCCCTTGGCATTATCCATCGCTACAATACAATTGAGAGCCAAGTTGCATTGGTCGCAGCCGCATCAAAAAACGGCTTGAAAAATGTTGGTGCCGCCATCGGCATCACGGGTGATTATATTGAGCGTGCCGCCGCCTTAGTTGAGGCGGGTGCAAGTGTTCTTTGTTTGGATGTTGCCCACGGAGATCATGTCTTAATGCACGTTGGCGCTCACAATATCGTTGACAAATTTAGCAACAAGGCGCACATTATGGCTGGAAATATTGCTACTTATACCGGCGCTTTAACTCTTGGTCAAATTGGAGTTGATAGTGTTCGTGTCGGCATCGGTGGCGGTTCAATTTGCTCCACTCGTATTCAAACCGGACACGGAATGCCAACCCTATCTTCTGTTATTGATTGTGTAAGGGCAAAAGAGAAGTTCCCTAATCTTAAAATTATTGCAGACGGCGGAATTAAAACATCTGGTGATATGGTTAAGGCATTGGCAGCAGGTGCTGACTTTGTAATGGTCGGCTCGCTTTTAGCCGGAACGTCCGAAGCCCCAGGCGACGTTGTTTATAAAGACGGGGAAAGATATAAATCTTATCGCGGTATGGCGAGCAAAGATGCCCAAATGGACTGGCGAGGAAAAACCTCTTCCCTTGAGGGCATTGCAACAGTAGTCCCTTATAAAGGTCAGGTTTTTCCGATTCTTGAGAGTCTTGAAAACGGTATCCGAAGCGGTCTTTCATATTCTGGCTCTCGTAATTTACAAGAACTTCGCGAAAACGCCCGCTTTATCCGCCAGACCGCTTCAGGTCTTTCCGAAAGTAATACCCATATTATGTGGAGATACTAATGCCAAAAAAGCAATGGGATGAAAAAGGCGAGAAAATACAAACCTATCTACCTCAGTCTCAAAAGGTTGATTTGAAGATTAAACTTCACTATCACGGCTTGACACAAGCAGGTTTTTTGCGAGGAGTGATTAAATCTTTTATCGAACAAGACACTCAGTTTATGGAATGGTTTAATGGTTGGAAATTAAGAAATAGTAGAGTTAAGTCTTCAAAAAGACACGCAAAATCAGACAAGCTAAAAAAACAAGGAAATGAGCTATCCTCAACGTTTGGAATCAATGAAGGTGAGTTAGAAGATATTTTTGATGTAATTGCGCAGGAGCACCCAGAACTATGATTAAGTGTGCCCAAAAATGTTGCGAGCTAGAGGTATCCTGTCCCGTTTCAGAATGTCGCTTTTGGATTGATTTTAAAGAAGATTTAAACTGTACAAATATCGCAATTGACAAGAATGGAGCAATGAAATTAAGGCAAATTGCAGAAAGATTAGGGCTAACTCCCGCAAGAGTTCAGCAGATAGAAAAGGGCGCTTTAGCCAAGTTAAATAAAGTAATGTGAATTTTTGTTCTTTTCGCCGTGCAGCTATCTAATTATATATGATTATTTTGCACACAAATAAATCATTTAGGAGATAAAATTATGAGCAAAAAGAAACTTTTATCGGAAGCACAGATTAGACGCTTTCAAGGTTTAGCAGGACTACCAGCCATCGGCGAAGCAAATTTTTCTGGATTTGGAAGCAATGAAGAAAATATCGATGAGATGGGGCACGAACATATGGGAGCTAGAGATGAAGAAGAACCCGAGCTTCCAGGCGACGAGGGTCCAGTAGATGATATGGGCATGGGCCCCGAAGAAATGGGTGATGAAGAGATGGGCGATGAAGAGATGGGCGATGAATTGGAAATTTCCGATGAAGGAGGTGACAATTTAGACTTAAGCCCAGAGCAAAAAGAAAGCTTAGCGGCGGACATTGTTCGCGCTGTAGCTCAAGAGCTTGGTAACGCCCTTGACCTTGACGAACCTATTGAGGTTGATGTCGAGGATGACGCGGGTGAAATGGACCTCGGTGGAGAGATGGATCTTGAACTTGGAGATGAGCCTGTCGATGACCTCGGTGGCGACCTCGATGTCGAGGAGCCTGCTCCTGAACCCGAAGACGAATTAGCCCTTGAAGAGGGTGAAGAAGAAGAGGAACTCGCAGAGGTTCTCGACGATGAAGCAATCGTAAATGAAGTGCTTCGTCGTGTTGTTGCCAGACTTGCTAACAAGTAAGGCATACAAACAAATCTCCTAGAATTGATAAAAGCCGTGGAATTCCCACGGCTTTTATGTTATAATAGATCTAATTAATAGTGTACTCATCAAAGCTAAATTGAAAAAACAATGCTAATTAATGAACTTAGAAAATTAATTCAAGAAATTAAACTTCAAGAAGCTCTTCAAAAAGGGCTCAAAGAAGTTGAACATCCATTTAAGGCGTTCTTCATTTTGGGACCAGCAGGCTCTGGAAAGACTTTTATTAAGGACGCTGCGCTAAACTTACCAGAAGGGTTTGTCTCAATCAATACAGATGAACCTATTGAAAAAGTCTTCCCAAAGTTTGGATTATCTCTCAAGTTTGACGAAGGCGACGTTGACAAAAAACAAGAAGTAAGAAAACTTCTTCAGCAAGCAATCTCCGATAAGGAGAAGCGCAAGATTAATCAAGCACTTCCTATTCTTTTTGATACAACAGGTGAGAATACGAACAAAATTAAAAAGATGATTCGTGCGCTCATTAGCGTTGGCTACGATGTCGCCATCTTTATGATTAATGTACCTCCTGATTACTCGGTGGAAAGTGACACAGCCAGAGGTGAACTTGGAGATCGAGCCGTTGGTCCAAAACGAACAAGAGCAATTGCCAACAATTATCAAAAGAATGTCGTGAGCCCAAGTGCATACGCACAAATGGAAGGGGAACGAGGTGTTACGATCTTAGCACAAAACCCCTACCCAAATCTTTTTGATCTTCGCGACGGCTCGCTCCGTCCCGATTTTGATTCAAGTGTGTTACAAGATAGGACTCTTGAACTAAAAGACCCAGAAGGAAATAAATCCGACTCTATGAGAAATCCTTTTAAAGGCGTCACTTGGGAGTATGCTGAAGATATTCTAAAAGAGGCGAGAAGCAATTTACAGCAATGGCTGTCTGACAGAACTCCCATAAACTCCACAGGAAAGCAGGTTCTTGAAGCCCTTGAGTATATCCAAGATCAAGGCATTGCCGACTATGGTGATCAGATCACAGATCTCTTTGCGTATGCAACATGGGCTGGTGAAAACGAGAAAGAAATTCCAGACTCAGTAGAAAACGCACTACAGATTGTTTTTGATATTGATACATACCAAAAGAAAGTGTCAGCGACAACCGCAAAAGATAAATACCCAACGAATCCAATGAAAGTCAAGACCGCCAAAGGAGAGAAAGAAGTTCCACCAGAACTTCTCCCGAAATTCGGTCAGAAAGGGGCTCCAACAATTCAACAATTAACACGCGAACAGCTACAGGCTCTTGTTAATAGTTTTAATAATAAAAATAAAACTTGACAACCATCTCAAAATTTGTTATATTAGTAATACCATAAAAGGAGTACATTGTGAAAGCATGGGCTTGGAGAATTGAGACAGATGATGATAACGCGAGTTATCGCATACAAGTAGAAAATATTAAAGGAAAGAGAAAGCTTAATAAAGTATTAAAAATTCTTTCAGAATGCAATATTGTTGGTAAAGGATATAATGGCAATACTGAAGAGTATACCTTTATTTTCGCCAAAGATTTTGATAGTCCCAATAAGTGGCAAATATGGGCAGAACAATTTCCAATCTATTTAACTGAGATCACTTCTCACGGAAACGAAAAAGTGCGAAATAAAAAGCTTATTAAGCAAGGTGCAATATTATGATTTTTGGACCACAGTTTGCAAAAAAGAAAGAAGAGACTACCGCTGAAAGTGAACCCGAAGCTCTTCACTATGTGGAGAAGAAAGATGAAACTCCCCGCATTATGGGGATCTGTGGAGATCTTGATGAAGAGAAGGCTGGCGAGTTAATGTATGGCATGATCTCTCTTTTTGAAGAGGGTGCCTCATACAAGCTGGAAGACCCCACTGACGAAACCTCGGAGATTTTAGTTTCGTATTCTCCTTTTGAGTTTATCGTTTCAACGCTTGGTGGCAACGCCCAAGAGATGTTCGGATTGCACGATCTTATGCGAGTGATTCGCGAGAACTGCGACATTCACACAGTTGGACTTGGTAAGGTTTTTTCCGCAGGCACGCTCCTGCTTGCATCTGGCACCCCAGGCAAGCGTCGTATTGGCAAAAACTGCCGTGTTATGATCCACGCCGTCCTTGGCGGTAATCACGGGTCAATTCACAATCTTGAAAATGAGATGGATGAGATCCGCTGGACCCAAGATCGATATATTGAGGCAATGGTCGGAGAAACCAATATGACCAAGGCGCATCTCAAAAAGATTCTAAATCGAAAGGTTAACGCCTATTTCACTGCCGAAGAGGCAGTTGAGTTAGGTATCGCCGATATTATATTTTAAGGAAATTAAAATGGCAACTATAAAAGGGCTACACGCCTTTCTAATAAAAGAGCAATTCAGAAAGACATTGCAATCCAAGGGATACGCATTCTTTGGGCTTGAAAACAAAGCAGCTTATAATGTTAATATTATTGGTGTGCGAAGCGATGAGGACATCTTCAATAAATTTGATGACGCTCTTGTCGTTATCTATAGGGACAGAAAGAAAAATTGGGAAGTCCGCTCCTACTCCATCACAACAGACCCTGGTAAGGTGTGGCAAGAAAGACCGATGAACAGCAAAGGCTGTGCCATCCTTGTGCCGGATCAATACCGAGGGGTTTACAAGATTGATGGTCACGGAAAAACGGGTTACTCAGCAATGTGTCAAAGACGAGGGAACGTAAAAGTATATAGGGACGCTGATAGAGATCACGAGCATGACCGTGATGCTGGAACGATTGATGAAGGAGCCTTCGGAATAAATATTCATCGAAGTCGCTCCACTGGTGAGGCAGAACTCGTAAATTCTTACTCGGCAGGCTGCCAAGTATTTAAAAATACTACAGATTTCAACGATTTTATGAAATTGGCTAATAAATCCGCAGATAAGTTTGGAAACTCTTTTACATATACTCTTATTTCAGAAGGCGATTTAATCGGATATTAGGACTATTTATATATTATGAACGAACTTGATTTATTAGTAGAAAACTACTTCACCGACTCCTTTGAAGCCTCCGATCTTTTTCGGCTGGTTGAGCAGGTGATGGGGGAACAAAAAGACTTTTCTTTCCCACACCAACAGGTAGTTTCCTTAATGAGAACAAGATTTGACGATGATACCATTTCGCTTACTGTTTCCGAAAGAGATCCAAGACAGGTTATTATTCGCGTTCCTACATCTGACCGAATAGAGGCAGCAGCAGATATTAAACGCTTTCTTGAAGCCAATTATGGAGAAGAGTATTCGGTAATAAACATTAAATCAAGAGGAAACATTATTGGTGCTGGGCTCAAGAAGGGACGAAGAGTAGTAGTAAAATATGCCCTCAAACCCACTACTCAATCTCTGATTAGAAACAAAGGTGATGTAGCCGAAGGTGTTTTAGGAGCAGCGATAGCTGCTGCCTTTGTTTCTGGTGGTAACCAAATAAGTGTCGCAGATGTGGAAGCCTTTTTAGATGAATTAAATCAAAATGAAAACGAACTTGTCGGCACTACTAAAACAGCAAAAGTCCTCACAAAACCAACCAGAAGAGAAGATGGCACCATTGACACTATTACTTGTGTAATCAGGCTATCAACAATAAACTTTAATGATTTGATGAACAAAGATAAAAGAAGTGCGCTAACTGGGCTTTTTAATGCGGCAGTGGCATATGCCAATTCTGAGGAGGTTTTAGAAGCCACCATTGCTGTAGCTACTAATGGAGAAAATAATAAAGTGGCAGTTGTATCCGATGGCGTTAGCAAACAAAAGGGTACAAAAATAGATATAAAAGTCTTCTTAGATGGCGATGCAACGTCTATCGGCAGGATATCTCTAAAGGCTGGCGGAACAGCACAACTCGGTCAAGTTGGAGGAACATGGGAGGGCATTTCCGGTCTATTTAAGATAATGTTTGGCATCGAAATAGACGAGAGACTCAAAGAGGGCTGGCAGACAGCTATGATGCCAGCGGGCAGAACTGCCAAGCGAGTGCAAGACGAAGCTAAAAAAATATATGAAGACGCCCATTTAAAGATAGATAAACTACTGAACCCTTCGGGAGACGATGTAGAGGCGGAAATAGATTTAATACAGACAATAGCGATAGGTATGAACTATCAGGTAGCACTTAAAGAAGAAGGTATTATCTTGGTTCATTTAGATGCCGGTGATTTTAAAGTGTTAGATTTTGCTATGTTAGAAGATGTGTTGAGAGAGCAAGAGGTGGACCTTGCATCTATTCTGAAAGTAGACGGCGCAAATCCAATTATTCAGATTATAGATAAAAAAGCAAGCAACAAGCCATTATTTCAGGTAAGATTTAAGCAAGAGGGCAATGGAAAGACAATTAGACATTATGTAGAAAAGAAACAGCATATGGTTGACCTTTTAGCTGAAGCAAGAAAACAGACAAGACTCAATAAAAAGAGGTAGAGTTGAAATCCCCATTACGCTATCCAGGCGGCAAAACCCGCGCTGTGAAGCATATCCTTCCACACTTCCCAGAAGATGTTAAAGAAGTCTGTTCCCCATTCTTAGGTGGAGGCTCAATTGAGTTAGCCTTAGCCGAGCAAGGTGTTCGGGTGTATGGCTACGACATCTTCCAGCCGCTGATTTGGTTTTGGCGGACACTAACTGGCAACCCCGAAGCTCTGGCTGATGAGGCAGATAGTCTACGCAAGCCGCACCCTGACTATGAAAATGGGCGAGGACTTTTAAAAGAAGACTTTATTAATATCCGAGAAGACTTGAAATCAGCAACACACTATTCACTCCAAAACGCAGCCAAGTTCTATGCTCTCAATCGCTCATCCTTTTCAGGTGCGACACTTAGTGGAGGCTGGTCAAAAAAAGCATCTTACGCAAGGTTTACCGACTCCTCTATCGAGAGAGTTAGGAAGTTCAAAGAACCAAAATTATATGTTGCCCCGCTTGATTTTAAGCAATCAATTGCAATACACCCAGACGCATTCCTTTATCTTGATCCCCCATATCTTTTGGGCAAGGACAAAGAGAATCTTTATGGGGCAAACGGAGACACTCACAAAGGCTTTGACCATTTAGGTTTATCAAATCTTTTGAAAGAAAGAGATGACTGGATTTTATCTTATAATAATTGTCCAGAGATATTGAAACTTTATGAAGACTATGTTATATTATATCCAGACTGGAAGTATGGTATGTCCTCGGACAAAAACTCCAAAGAAATATTAATCATTAATAAGGGAAAAAAATGAGTAAGAAATATTGTTCAAACGATGAGCTACAAGCAAAGATATTGCAGGGTGTTGAAACCCTTGCAGATAACGTGGCTACTACACTTGGACCAAAGGGTAGAAATGTCATTCTACAAGAGAAGGGCAAGCGACCAATCATCACTAAAGATGGTGTAACTGTCGCAAGATTTGTGGACTTTGAAGACCACTTTGAAAACGCAGGGGCACAAATTATTAAGCAGGCAGCAGAGCAAACAAACTCTGACGCAGGCGATGGAACGACAACGACAACTATCCTGTGTCGCGCCATCCTCCAGCATGCCCAACGATATATTACAGCAGGTGTTTCTCCTGTTGAATTAAAACGAGGTATTGACAAAGCTGTTAAGGCTGTTGTAGAAAACCTTGAAAACCAGTCCCGCCCTATCGCCTCTCTTGAAGACATTAGGCGTATCGCAACTGTTTCAGCAAATGGCGATCAGGTAATCGGAAATCTTGTGGCTACCGCAGTTGACCAAGCAGGTAAAGATGGGGCGATTACAATTGAAGAAGCTCGCTCTGTTGAGACTTCCCTTGATCTTGTTGAAGGTTTCCGCCTCGCAGCAGGCTGGGCTGCAAATGCATTTATTACTGATCAACGCACAGCAACCGTAAACTATAGTAATCCCTTATTGTTAGTTACGGATGACAAAATTGAAACAGTAGACCAAATCCTCCCTGTGCTGGAGGTTGTGGCAAGGGAGAGCAGACCCCTTGTGATTTTTGCTGAAGAGGTTGAGGGGCAAGCTCTGGCTGCCCTGATTATGAATACGGTTCGTGGAACGATGAAAGTTGCTGCTGTCAAAGCCCCACGCTACGGAGAAGAACGAAGAGGTCTTCTTGAAGACCTTGCGACCTCTGTTGGGGCAACATTTGTTAATCGTCTAAGTGGAATGAGGGTCAACGAAACAAAACTTCAAGACCTTGGTTCATGTACCAAGATTGAAATCTCCCGCTCCTTAACTACGATTATGGGTGGCAAGGGTGATGTTGATGAAGTTGAAAAACGAATTGGAACCCTCAAGGCTCAGTTGGAAGACAACGAGAATCTTCATGAGTGCGAGCGACTTCAAGATAGAATTACAAAGCTTGCCTCTGGTGTGGCTGTTATCAGAGTTGGCGGAGTGACTGAAGTTGAGATGATTGAAAAGAAACATCGTATTGAAGATGCCCTTGAGGCAGTAAAATCTGCTCAGCAAGAAGGTATCGTTGCTGGCGGAGGCACCGCCCTTATTCGTGCCTCTACGAACTTGGATGTAATCACCGACAACGACGAACAGGCACTCGGTGTAGAAATTGTTAAGGGAGCAGTCCAAGAACCAATCCGTCAAATGGCAATTAATGCTGGCACATCACCAGACCTATCGGTAGCCAAGATTATATCTTCAGATGGCAACGAAGGCTGGGATTTTTCTACTGGAGATTTTGTAAACTTGTTTGAATTGGGAATCCTTGATCCAGCTAAGGTCACCCGTTGCGCTCTACAGAATGCCGCCTCGGCAGCAGGCACATTATTAACAGCAAATTATGCAATTGTTCAAGAGCATTAAACATAAACCAACTATATACTACTGATGGATCAACACACTGAAGCACTGATAGAATTAAATGCTAAACTTGAGCGTTTGCTCAATGGCATTGATACGCTTGGCGCAAACCAAGAGAGAATGTGCGATGACATATCTAAGATTAAAGAAGCGGTTTATAATCCCGACTCAGGGCTCTATGCCCGATTAAGATCGCTCGAAGAGTGGAAAGAAAGCCAGTCTAAAATTCAATGGCTTGTAACCTCTGGTGTTATAATGCTAATGGTTAAAATGTTTTGGGATGTCATGATAGCAGGAGGGGCTGGCTAGGAGATAAGATGGACTACTATTCTTCATACAAGAAAGTTATTATGCCCCGCATCTCAGACTCGGAAATCTTTAAGCGTATCAATACGCTTAAGCAACAGCACGATATAAGTCCAAACGCCTACTCCTTCTTATCATCGCTATCCGTAGCTTACAAAAAATATGGTGGAGTGACGCAAAAGCAATATAAGGCTTTCTGCGATATTGAAAAAAGCTATTTAAACAACAATAAAGAATCTAACACACATTGGGTAGAAAATTACGGAGATACACACAGGGAGACAGCAGAGATCTGCGCCCTATACTATTGTGCCAACCCTCCTTACTATGGCGACTTAGCCTTCCGTGTGCTTTATGACAAAACATTTGTGCCAACAGAAAAACAATATGAAGCGTTAACCGAAAACAAATATGCCCAGAAGGTTTTAGAATCTCACTATTCAGAACCAAAATTTAAAGTTAACGACTATGTGGCTTTAAGGAAGAACAACCCTTGTGGCATCCGAGAGGGCAGAAATATATTTATTATTATTCAGGTTGCCCCAGAACCAATTACAACCGCCGCAAAAAATACAAAGAAATATAAACTATTACCAATAGACAATACAAAAACTTATGTCGTCGAAGAAAGGTGGCTTAAGTTTTCAAACAGAAAATAAATAATAATATTATTTGACAAGCAGTCAGTAGGCTGTTATAATATTAATACACAATGGAGAAATTATGAACGTAACACTTAATTTAATGGCAGAATTTGAAGACATTCCGCGAGAGCTTTCTCATATGTTAAAATATGTAGAGGAAGAGTTAAACTTTGCTTCAAGGAGAGCGGCAAATATTGCCACAAAGATGAACGCAGATGATAACGACAATCAAGAATCGATGGACTTGCTTCATAGCGTTAGATTGCACATGGCAAAAATCGATCAACGAATGGAGGACTGTATGTCAATCTTAGCGGGCTATTCCCACTATTTAGAAAACCCACCAGAAGAAACACCAGAAGAAACACCAGAAGAAGCAAATGACGAAGGGTGATCTTGTTTGGATTCCGTCTCAAGTGACGCTCTATCAGTATGAAGGCGACCAGGGAACTTTAACAAAATATTATAAACTTGACAAGCCGTCCTCCGCTGTGGTTGTAGACGACACGGGTAAAGATTGTAGGGTTTTAGTTAATGGTCAAACTTGGATTACTGGTCGTAGCAATGTTTATGAATTAAACCACACAACTAGTTGGCACATATCAGAAGAGGAAGAAAATGGCGACAGTAAAATTAACAGAACTTTTTAAACAAAATCGTTTCACATCCAGCGATAGTGCCTATAAGGTGCGTTCTGTATATGTTAACCCAGATTTTGTAGTTTGCCTGCGGGAAGACATACAAACACTCAGAGTGCTAAAAGAGGAAAAAGGAATATTACCCGATGGGCTGGATTCTCGTCACGAGTTTACCAAGCTTCATATGAATAGTGGAAATGGCTCTTTTGATATTACAGTAGTCGGATCCCCTGATGTTGTAGAGGAAAAACTCGCAGCATCTGAAACCACATTACTAAAAGGATAGGGCATGATTGAATGTTCCTTACGCCCAATGGGTGAATACGGAAGTGCGCTTCCAGGTTATAGCAACAAAAAGAGACAGGGAAAATACCACGGTTCAGAATTTCATTTCGAAGGATATGGGATCAAAAAATGGGTTGTGGGAGTTTACATTGAATACGACGATCAATTAAATACAGAAATGTCCCACGATGACATTGTACGCGGTTGTATTGAATATTTGAACCAACCCCCTCCTCGAAAGAAATATCAAAAGAAAAAACCAAAGCCCCAATTTGGAAACATTGATAAAACACCTTATAGCTTTCGCTTTAACCAAGACGAGAATGGATCTTATATTGAGGCACTGCTGATTACCGACCAAAGAAAGAACAAGAAGTTTTGGGGTGCCGGTGGAGAAGGGAGAGTTAAAAGAAAGCGTGGACGACCACGGAAGGATGAACAATGAGCAAACAAACACCTTGGAGAAAAGAACTTATGTTTTCCAGTAAAGTACAAGACTGGGCAACCCCACAAGATTTTTTTGATAAAGTTAGCACACAACTTGGACCATTTACTTTGGACGCATGCGCTTCAGAACAAAACACAAAATGTAATAAGTTCTTCACAGCGGAGGACGATGGCTTGGCACAAGATTGGTATGGTAACAATGTTTTTATCAACCCTCCATATGGACGAGGTATTGATAAGTGGATTAAGAAGGCATACGAAGAATCACAAAAAAGTAGAACCCGAGTTGTAATGCTTATTCCTGCTCGCACTGACACTAAATATTGGCACGACTATGTTATGAAGGCAGACGCAATTCACTTTGTAAAAGGGCGTCTAAAGTTTGGAGGCTCAGAAAATGCCGCACCCTTCCCGTCCGCCGTCGTTGTTTTTGGCAGTCAGTGGAGCACAACGGCACCCACAGCTACGCCTAAAGCGTACACAATGGAAAGACCATGATTTGGACAGCAATTAGTTACAACTCTGCAACGGAGAAAATTGAAACTCAAGTCTTTGAGTCTGCGATTGATGAGGCTACTGCATATAAGGAGATCTCCGGCAAGACAGGAAAAGTAGTTCTGTCCATTATTAAAGGTAATCACAAATCAGGGGCATATATCCCAGACTTAGAGATTTGTATTACCCGAACAAAATACAATGAAAAGTTTTAACTTTTTAAAAAAATAAGGAACCGACTAAAGAGGTGCCATTTGGTGCCTCTTTTTACATGTATTGATACTATTTATAGTGTTAACAGGGTTTAAAAATGAAATATCAATTTATAGATGACTGGGCTAAGTTTGTAAACACCCATCAGGCATCCAATCAAAGAAAGAGTATGAAAGATCTTCTCTGGGAACGTTCTGAAAATTGGAAGGTTGATCGCCTGATATTTGAACGTGCTTTGCTTGAGGGCAGAAAAGAAGATGTCCTCAAGAAATACCCACAGTATGCCAACCAAATTGAAAACTACTTTACAGGAGAAAACGATCCGTCAGGAAATAATAAATATCTCTCCAAGATGGTAAAGTTGCTTCACACCGGGGTTCAAAACTGGAAGAAACGCATGGATGTGGTAGATCAAGTGCCAGTCCAAATGCAGATTGATGCAGAGACGAACATCGAGGCAGAAAAAATAAAGATTGCCGTCCGCGACTTTCATAAACTAAACAAGTATATGCCCACCGCTCAGGGCGGAAGAGATCTTAACTCTTACAAATATCTTGGTGATATTAATCAAGCTCTCAACAACGCAGAAGCGGTTGTTAAAAGGAAAGAGTTGGAAAAAATTCACAAAGAAAAGGTCCGAGGAGACGCAGATAGAATTTATCAAGACAAAACAACTCTCGTTGTTCGCCCGAATTCAGAAGAAGCTTCCTGCTATTATGGACAAGGAACCCAGTGGTGCATCGCAGCAACAAACAGCCGCAACTATTGGGATGATTATGCAAACGACCAAGGCGCTGTATTTTTCTTCATCTTGGATAAAGACGCGCAACTAAGAGAAGATGAGAGGGATAAAATTGCTCTTGTATACGACACGAACCACGACGAATCCGAGTTCCCTATGGACGCCTACGACACGGTTGACGATCAACTTAATTCAAGCGATATTATGGGCTACTGGGAAGATGCCTGGAACGAAGAGAAAGTTAGCGATGTCTTCAACGCCATTCAGCAAAGCCTTGATGAAGATCCGCCTGAAGCCGGTGTTAACTTACAGGAGGCAGTAGAAGAGCTTGAAGAATATGCCAGGAGAGAGTTTGCGAGTTCAGAGGCTGAGAACAACATTGGCGTCAGCCTTGAAGTAGATTATGAGGACACTGGGATTTATGCATACGGAACTGTTTATTATGAATTTGCGCTTAATGATAAGCGAAACCCTCGCGACATCGACCTTGATGAAGACGAGGCATGGAAAGAGGAAGAAATACGAGAAGCCATGGGCGAAGTTTTATCACAAGACTTTGAAGAAGCTGATATAGAATTTGATGCCTCCTTCGTCAAAATCAGGCTCGATACGAATTGTTCAGATTGCTACGGCGGAGAGAGTCGAGAAGCAAGGGAACGAGCGGTAGAAGGCGTTCGCGATTTTATTGATGGAATGGTGAATAGCTACGCCGATGACTATAAAAAAGAAAAAGAAGAACTTCGCAGGACGCTCGTTGATCGAGAAGTCCTTGGACCCTCCGAGTGGGACTTTAAGAAGAGAGATATAAAAGCTGAAGTAGAGAAGCTGCCACACTTTACATCTCGCGACTTAGGCGACCTTATCCTGTTTGAGCTTGTTGAGGAAGGCACCTCTACCCCCATAATAGGAAAGCTTGATAATAAAAAAGAACAATTATATACAATATTCGCGGCAAATTCTGTCACAGACAGGGGCTATAAATCTGAGAACTTTAACACCGCCCTCCGCACAAAGTTAAACAAATACTTCCACGAGGCAAAAGCCGCAGCCGCTCAACAAATGTCCCTTCCTCTTGGTGACAAATACGAGGAACCAGAAGCCGCTCCTTGGAATCCCTATTCCTTTGATATATACCTTGTTCCCGACATCAACGGAGAAACACGAATGAGACTACAATACCCTATCGGTGAGGGAAGAATGCCTTCTTATTATCTTGAGGCTTTGAAATCTCTTAACGACAACTACGATCAGATTGTTAAGTCAGCAAGGGAAGTCTTTGAAGAGATGATGGGTAAACAAAAAGCCAAGGACGCGAAAAAGGACGAAGAGGTTTACAGCGGAAAAAAGGCAATGGAGCTTATTAGGATTATCGATCAAGACATCCTCTCTTGGGGGCCCACACACCGAGAAGCAAACGTCGCGGTGCTTAAGTGGTTCCAAGAGAACTTTGAGAAGATGACGCCAGTAGAGAGAAAAGCCTCTACATCTTACTTGACGAAAATGAGACAACATATCACTAATGGAATTACTGGTCTTTATAAAATTGAGGACGGCAAAGATGTTCCAATTAGGTTTGAAGATGAAGTAAGAAGCAAGATGGAGGACATTGGCGCTCAAGTCAGAACACGGGGTAGCTACAAGTGGAGCGGCAAGCGAGACGACTTGGTTGAAAGCATTCGCAACAGAGTTCGCCAAGTAATCGCGGAGAACTTAAAGAAATGATTGACAAAGCATTAGAAAGTCTTACGCCAGAGGAGATAGCTGAATATGAAGAGGTTATTGAACTTTGGATCACTTACGGAGGAGCTTAAATGAAACTCCTATTTGAAAATTGGCGAGGGTATTTGAAGGAAACAGAATATCCCGATCTGCCCAGCGCTGGAAAATACAAAGTTACGATGCCTCTTAAGGACATTTACACTATTTTTATGAAGACTGTCGAAGATAATCTGTCAGCCCTTCAAGCGGTTGCTGACGACCCAGAAAAGCTTGCCGACACGCTAACAGAGATTTTTGAGCCTGAAAAACTTAGCGTTGCTTTCAAAGTTTCTAAGGAAAGATTTAATAAGCTGGGAGATGGGGCTTTTTTACATGGAGGAGTCTCGGACCCCACAGCGGTGCGTGCAGGTGAGTTACCCACTGTCACGATGGTTTTGAATAAATATACCGGGGAGGCAATCAAAAAATGGAATGAACCGATGGAAATATCTGGTTCTGGGTTCATATCTGCTAGAAAAACAACAGGCAGGGAACTGATGGCAACTGGAGTAAGAGGCACCGTTGTTCACGAATTCGTTCACCAAGCGCAATCACAAGACGCAGAGATTAGTATGGGCTGCACTTCTCCAGAATGTGAGCCACTCTGGGCAAGACTGGGTGAACTGGTTGGTTATGATAAAGAACGCGATGGAGAAGATATGGGCGAGCATATGATGCCGTTCATTGATAGACAAACGAGCCAAGAGTTTTTGGATGTAAAAGACAAGTCCGAGAAAGATAAAGAAATCAGAGATATAGTCAACAAAGTTTATTATTCTAGTCAGGACGAGTTCACGGGATGGGCGCAAGGTGTTCCCTCTGATCTAATCGACGCGGCGTTGCGAGGACGAATTCCGGGTCTGGACGGGCTTACTGGTGCGGAGTTGAAGCAGGGCGTTTTAAAACTTATTGACGGTTTGATCAAAGACGCTTCAAAAGGCGTGCCTCCTGAAATTGCAAAAGATAATGCCGCGCTTAGATTTTATGGTCACCCCGAAGGCTTTATTGCGACATATGGCCCATCGGGTTACAAGAAATTTCTGCAAATTGCAAGGGGATACGCTGAAAAATACCCAGAGAGTATGTATAAATGAAACTCCTTCTTGAAAATTGGCGAGAATACACGAGGGAGCCATTAGCCGAAAGAGACGATTCAGCGGATCCAGGTATGAAATATATTTATCGTGGAATGAAGATCGATATTGGTAGTCCTGGGTTGGCTTCCGAAATACGAAAGAGAGCGTTGCGGAAACCTGCTGGAATAAGCGAGCGTGAAGCTGGCTCTTTTATAATAGCTAAACTTGAGGACGGAGAGATAGGCGAGTCATGGACAACAAATAAAGATGTTGCCGTCAACTTTGCAGATGTGTGGGATGCACAAAATAGAGGTAGCACTCTTCATGTAATGTTTGTTGGCAAAGTGCCGAACGATTTTGGATATGATCCAACGGTGTCTGGTGAAGAGCCCGCGATGTTTGGAGATGAAAGCGAGGTTCGGATTCCAAAGGGAGAAGAGATAGATATCATATCAGTTGAGGTTTTCATTGCAGACAAAAAGGGAGGAAAGAACTGGCAGAAATTTAAGCCGGTTGCGTTTGGCTTGGGGAAGGTTAGAGCATGAAACTCCTACTTGAAAATTGGCGAGAGTATATGAAAGAAAATATTGATCTTGATATTAAGGTTGGTGATGTTCTATTAGGTGGCAGATACAAAAATAAAAGAATTGTAGTTAAAGAAATAGGCATCGATGAGTTAGGTCAACCAACCGTTAATGGTAAACCTATTTTAAAATTTAGAATTGAAAAGCAGTTACCAGATGAGAAAAAAAGTAAAAAGACTTTAGAGTTAGAAAAATGAAACTAGTAGTATTAGCAATGCTTCTTACCCCCACCTCGACCGGAGGGATGTAAATGTTCGAATATATTAAGCATCGACAAAAACAGTTGGAAAAAAAGTGGGAAGAAGAAGAAAAGAGAATAGCAGAGGAGGCTGAAAAAGAAGAGGCACGAATTGCCAAAATGGAAGCCCAAGCTCGCCACAAGAAACTTCTTATAGAGCGACAGGAAGATGAGCGCATTCGTCGGAAACATATCAAAAGACAAGAAGAGTTGGCAGAAGAAAAATGGGATAAACATTTTGACATTTTGTTAGCTCAGATAGAGGATCAATTCCAAAAGGATAATGATAATAAGCTTGAAGAAATAAGGGTTATAATCCATAGTCGTGAACCCTCCCTGGAAGAGCTTGATTGGGATAGTTGGTTGACCGACCCTCTTAATCAAAGACTGGCTGATTTAGACTTTGAGCACGCGATGGAAATGTTTAAACGCGATAATCTGCTGGCAAAACGGCGGAAACCCGGACGCGGCAAGAAAAAACCGCTCCTAGACAATTATGTCTTAACATTTACAGGCGATACGGCTGCTGATGCAAGATTTGATTATGTATCAACTACATTTAATCCTGATTCATATGATGGTGCAGGAACTGGACTTAATCGTGGATTTACTGTTTCTTATTGGGTTAAGCCACTTGAAGTGGTTGGTAGTACTTTTTTTGCTTTTGGTAAAAGATCTCAAACTAATGGTAGATTTCAGTTTGGTATTAAAAATCAAAATAAGATTGATATTGGCATTGGTTCAGCAGAAAAAGATGATAATAATGTCAATCACGGAATGGAAGTGGGCACTTGGTATCATTTTGCAGTAACATATGGTGGTGACAACGATGTTGGTGGTGATAGACAGGTCCATGTATATTTAAATGGAACTGAATTGTTAAAAACTGGAGCTTCTGGTGGTGGTATGGGAACTGCAAATTGGGATTCAGGTAAGCAGAATTGTGATGAGGGTTGCGATGATGCTGCAAATGCTGCAAGCTATCTTTACTTCGGAGGTCGTAGTGCTTATCAAGATCTTGATAATCCATATAATCAGGGTTGGGCTTGCAGTCTTAGTGAAGTAGCTATTTATAATGTAGAAAAAGATGAAGATGGTACTTTTGCTAACGAAGTATATAATGGTGGTACTGGTTATGACCATAGTGGTAATAGTGGTCTTGTAGGATATTGGAAATTTAATGAAGGTAGTGGCACTACAGTTAAAGATTATGGTCCATATGCAAAACACGGAACATTAACTTCAGATGCAGAAAATGGCTCAGGAGTACCAACTTGGGGAACAGCACCAACAGGATACGGTCAATAATGAAACTCATACTTGAAAATTGGCGAAAGCACATAAACGAAGTAACCACTCTCGAACCAGAAGTGAAACAAGGATTCAGGCAAGCGATTGTAGACTCCAACTTCTGGAACCTTCCGCACGAAGAATATGATGTCGTTGACTCTACATCACTCAAGATGCCAGACGGATCTTACGCAGGAGAAACACCTGCTTCCGTAGCGCTCGCCCAATACTTGAACGCTACAGCACAGGAACTCGGAACAGACTTGTTCTTCGTCGTAACTGTCGAGAAGGATGACGGGTATGTTCTGAGAGACGGCGATGCGAACTATCCGAACAACTGGCTCATGGGAGGAGAGTTCAATGGTCCAAACCCCAGCAACGGAAAGAACTTGATAATCATAGAACTCCGCCCACTCGAAGAAGACTTCGAACTATCAGATGTTGATCCAAAGCAATTGATAAACCTCATATCCCAAGTCGTAAATCACGAAATGGTTCACTACTGGCAGATGAAAAAACAAGCTCAATCAAAAGGGTTAAGCGACGAGGAAGCCTGGGAGCAACTACTCTGTGATCCTGAACAGGTTCCAGTCGGAGCATCACAAGAAGATAGAGATGAGTGGGAGCAACGCTGCGGCAGGACACCACCAGAAGAACATCACGGAAAGGAAGTATACTTAACAAGGCACGGAGAGATAGACGCCTACGCCCACGAGGCAGCAGAACAACTATTGACACACATGTCGCCAGAAGAAGTCATACGCCACCTCAAAACAAGTTCGGGCATCTCCTGGGCAGCGCAACAGAGTTCGGCAGTTCAACTATTTATGGATACTTTAGCCCGAGACTCAAAAGAAATAAGAAAGTTCTGGACAAAACTCTATACTCAAATCATGGATCAATCGCAATGAAACTCCTACTTGAAAACTGGCGAGGGTATATTAAAGAAGAGGCAATAGGACAATGTTACCCGTTCGCTAACCAGATGGCGACAGAGTGGCTGGATGCACATATCGATAAGTCCAAGCCACCCGGCGAGGGGGTCCACCCAGATATTGATAACAAAGACAAGTTCAAGGTGGTACACGGAAGAATTACGGATAAGTTTTCTGGAGAATCTAACATGCACGCATGGGTAGAGAAGGGTGACCTCGTATTTGACTGGCAATCACACACTACAAAACCCGATGGAATTCCAAGAGAAGTTTATTACGATATCTTTCAGCCCGAAGTTCACGAAGAATATACCGCAGAGGGGTCGATGATTAAGTGTATGCAGTCGGGGCACCAGGGACCGTGGAACGAGGCGGTTGACGAAGTTTTGTCCGAGGGTAAGAAAATTAAAATCTTCAGAGCACAGCCTGCCTTCACAAAAGTAATCAGAACAAATGATTACATTACAATGTCCAGAAAGTTCGCTGGCGATCACGCAGTTACATCAGCAGTTTATAACGAAGAGCCTTTCTATGTTGTCTATGCATTTGTAGATGAAGACGACATTAAAGAGGCTGATAACCCAGGCGAGTATCTTTATGCTGGCGAACCCTTCGAGGCAAAGCCATCACAGATGGCAACACCCGAGGGAGACTTAAGTTTTATTAGAGGCAGACTTAACGAAGCCTCGGACTTCCAAACCAGAATGAAGAAGCAATTGCCAGCCGAGCTTGACTTCCTTTTAAACAAAGGCTCAAACAATAAAAAAGAAGGACCAGGAATTAAGAACCCCAAGAAGCCAAAGTTTGATAGTAAGCCACCGGGCGCTGCCTTTGGCGAGGCAGCAGGCAATTGCCAAGTGATCACTGTGTTACGCCTTGGAAGCGAAGAAGGTTTAGCTAACCGCAACGCAGCCAACACCGAAGGGTTACAAGAATACCTTGAGAGGACAGGCGACTACAGCAAGCCCCAGTTTGGATCTGGTGAAGCTTCTGAGCGAAATGTCTACATTTATAAGGTTGAGGTTTGCGGAGGCTTCGGAGATTATAAAGCAGTCTCAGGAGGTGCGAGAGACACCGAGGAAGAGGCAGAAACACCCGTAGGCTTGAAGAAGTTTTATGGTGGAGACTTCCAATGGTTTTATTTTCCACAAGAGAGTGAGGGCAAGTCATGGCGCATAATTGAAAAAGTAGGCGCGATTGAAAACTTTGCCACAGACCCTGTATGGGAAATGTATGGAAGTGGCAAGATTAAGATAAACGGCAAGAGCATAATGGATCTTGTCAAACACAAGCCAAAGAAGAACGCATATACAAAAGATGAGCGCCCTTATGATATAGAGGAACACGACGAACTTCCGAGTGTCTGGAATAATCCTTGGGAATGGGATGCGGGCGTTATTGCTTTGAAGCACTATTTACAGAAGATGTATAATACGGAGGTAACTGGTGTATGATAACTTTTTTAAAAAGATACGGAACGCTATTGATGTATTCCGCAGCAATATTGTTTTTGCTCTTTTCTAGCGGGCTCGTGGGCTGTGCTAAAAAATCTGTAGAGATACCAAAAAACTATATTCCACCCGAGCTTCTTGATGAAGATTTGGATATCGATGAAGCCCTTGAGATGCTCGATGAATTTGAGGATGGAGACACCTCAGAGCCATTAGAAAATGAGTAAGAGAAAAAACTACCTTAAGAACTTTATGTTAATACTTATTGGCGTTAACTTTTCAAGTGTTCTTTATGGTGCCGCCCTGGGTTCTCAAGATATGGTTGTCACAGGCGGTTTATCAATGGCACTTTGTGGGTTTTCAATTTACGCAAAGGAAAAATCAGATGAACAAAAATGAAGAATGTCCAGATTGTGGATGTAGCATGGAAGATTGCCAAGAGTGTCAACATTGTGATTATAAAAGTCGCGAATCACAGCAGAGAAACTTCTTTACACTTCACTTAAATAAAGTTGGTGAAACATATTTTCAGCATATGCTTGTCGCTGGGCTGATCAGCCTTAAACTTTTAGCCTCGTCTATTGCCCAAGCGGCTCACGCGCTCTTGCCATTTATTAATCCCCCACTTGGAACTGATGTTTGCTCATTGGTTGATTTTTTAGAAACTAAAAAGCCTGAGTTTCGTGCTCAATGTAATGAGGACGAATAGATAGTTAGGAACTATTTATTAGTATGAAATTACTAATTGAAAGTTGGCGTAACTTTATTCAAGAGGCAAAAGAATATCTTTGCCCAGCCCCAACTCAAGATCTTGAGCTAAACACAAAGAATCGTAATGCTGCTATTGAGACAAAACATGTTCAGTATGGACCCCTTAATCTTTCAGACGAGGAATACTGGGACCGAGCCGCAGAGCATTGGAAGACAACACCCGATGTTGCGAAAGAGTCCAAGTGCTCCAATTGTGTAGCTTTTGATATCTCGCCACGAATGAAAGAGTGTATGCCGGGATCCGTTCAGGAAGATGGGCAACTTGGTTACTGCTGGATGCATCATTTTAAATGTCACTCGGCAAGAACGTGTTTTACTTGGGCTGCGGGCGGACCAATTAGTGAAGATGAAACCTCCCACGAGTGGCAAGACAAAGGCGAAAGGTGAGAAGACAATGAAGATTCGAAAGAGCAATCCAAAGGCTCACAAATCGTTTAGAGCCCGTCACAACTGTGATAGCCCTGGTCCGAAAACTAAAGCCCGTTACTGGAGTTGTAAAAAGTGGTGAGCTATGAGCTTCTTTTGTTCGAGAGTTGGAGAAAATACATGAACGAAACAAAAGACAGCACCTCGGTAGCAAAAGTAGTTATAATTAAAAACAACAAGGCGCTACTACTCCTCCGCTCAGCCGGTGAAAAATACCCAAACAAATGGGATCTCCCAGGTGGGCACATCCACGAAGGTGAAGACATTAGAGATGGTTTATTACGCGAGGTTTATGAAGAGACTCAATTAAAACTTCAAGAGCCCATTGAAGAGCTTTACTCCGAAGATGGTATAGTATACTTCAAAACAAGTATGCCAAGCCAGGATATAGAACTAAGTCACGAACATACGGAGCATAAATTTGTGACCGTCAAAAATATCCCTGATGACATATCTGATAACTTTATTAAGGCAATAAAAAAAGCGCTTTAGCCAAAACCCAGTATAGTTACTACAGGGGAGGTGGTCTTGCGTGACAAACTATTTTATTGGTCTTGCGACTTTATTTATCTTTTTACTTGGGTGCGGCTCCCCGCCCACGGTGACAGAAGCCGTTGTTGTTCCTGTCCCACGATCTGCTGAAAGCGTTCCAGATGTTGTAACAACACAGGTTCCAGAACAGACCTCGTTTTCTTCACGAAAAATTAAGAGAATTGCTGAAAGAAGTCGCCGTGCAGCCGTCCAAATCCATGATCACAATAGGGGCGTCAGAGGAACTGGCACCTATTACAAGTTTGAAGGCTACGATATTGTCTTAACCGCAGCACATGTTGTTGACGGCGGGTCGCAGATTGTAGAGGTTCGCACTCCGAGCGGAGAAAGCACGAGCGGTCTTATTTTAATGCTTGATAACAGATCACCAAGTGATTTTGCTGTACTTCTTTTAAGAGATGGACTTGTAACTCGCAAACCAATGGAGTTGAAAATCAGAACTGATATTACAGATCTGGTTGGGGATGAAGTTGTATACACTGGTGATCCTGGGCATCAGAGACAAATGACAATCTTTGGAAATATTAGTGGATATGCCCGCGAGGGTAGTATCATAATGCACTCATTTGCCTGGGGCGGCGCGTCTGGCTCTTCAGTCTTTGATAGTAAAGGAAGGTTAGTTGGTGTTTTAAAAGCCATCGATGTAAATGGTAGTCAGCTTTCTCCTTTTCCACAACTTACGGAGGATATGGTCTGGCTATCCCCGGCTCACCTTATTACCGTGGAAGATATCAGGAGTTTATTGCAAATGTATGAGTTAATGCTAAGCCTACAGCACGGCGAGGAAATGAAGTAATATGTTCAAAAATATCCTATTATTATTGTTAAGCTCACTTACGATGATTGGATGTGGTCCAGATTACTCTATCATAGGAGAGGTTGGAAAAGAATATATCTATATAGAGATTCCTAATGACGATATAGATGCTGAAATCTGGGTAGATTCATTTATACAGCCATCAAGCGTTAACGGCGTAGATATTTTATGGGTTATTGATACTTCGGGATCAATGATAAACAATGAACCACAACTATTACTCGGCATTGAGGTAATGATGAATTCACTCCCAGCATCTGGCTGGCGACTAAACATGATTCCTAATTCTCCTCCACATGTCTACGATGAAGCACAGTTTCCGCTAGTGCCCGGTGATGATGTTGTTGACGCACAAGCAATGTACAACAATATGTCAGGTGGGGTTTATGAAAAAGGTTTCGATGCCTTAAAAGCTTATATTGAAGGCAATACATATGCTCCACAGTGGATGAGATATGATGCTGCCCTGCTTGTTGTTTTTGTTTCCGACGAAGAAGACCAAAGTAACCAAACTTCATCTGAATTTGTAGAGTGGTATAAAACTTTAAGAGAGCATGTATACCTGGCAAGCGTTGTTCATTTAGATCCTGCTGATTCTGAATGTAGTGTTAGCACTTGGGATGTAGGGTATGAATCAATGGATGCCACTAATCAGCTTAATGGCGTCATTGTAGATATCTGTTCAGATGACTGGGCACCTGGCGTTGCCGAAGCTTCCGTGCAAGTAGAACCATTTGAGCAATATGAGTTGACATACAGACCAATTAAGTTAGAGAAGATGCGAGTATTTGTTAATGGCAAACTTAATAGTGATTGGTATTATGATGCCTCAGACAATAATGTTTACTTTACTATAATCCCCGGTGCTGATGATCTGGTGGAAATAGCATACTTATACAGCCCAACTATCATTGAGATTGAGGACATACCAACGCTACCAATTAATTAAAAGGACATTTCATATGGATAAGGAACAACATCCACATTTAAGATTAATAAAAGAAAGTCCTTCTGTAGCTGAACCCAAAGTTGGTGAATGTAATCATGATTCCGAGTATAAATATGAACTTGGGATGAGCAAAGGCGATGTAAAAATAGTTGTAATCTGTTCGTTGTTGATTGGCGGCTTATTAAGTATTGTTACCGTGTGGGCTGTGGGAGTGCTAACTGTCATATGAGTTGGTTTGAAAATGTTAATTTTGTTGACCTAAGAAAATGGAATAGTAAATGTCCTGATTGCGGTGGTGAAATCCACTTTAGACTTTATGATGGCAAACTCGGCGCAACATCAAAAGCCAGTTGTTCCAACAATATTAACAGCACTCGCATGTTTACTCGCGAGGAGTTGGTCGAAGGCGCAGTCAAGGTGTGTGGGTGGGAAGGTTATGCCGTTCGCATGTGGGATGGCAGTGTGAGATTTAGGCATAAAAACGGGAGGTTTCTATTCGAATGGAGAGTAGAAGAATAATATCAGCATTGTTGTTGCTTTTCGCAGCAGCGTGTATACCAGATACCGCCGGATCGAGCGATACTTCTGAAGAAACTTTCAAGGATATTTTTATTAATAAATGGTGGGAGGTCGTTGAAGGTCCGCCCTTAAAAGAGTTTGAAGACTCTTGTTTCATGTTTCACGAAAGCTATTATAAGGACGACAACCTTATTTTAAAATTTGAATACCACGAACCTTGGCCACATTTTTCTGCACTTTATGGATGGGAGGCTACCGACGAAGAGTATGTTTATTTAATAGAAAAACAATATGAAGGAGAGGTAAGCCCAAAAGGAAACAAGTGCTGGAACGTTGAGCATAGTATTTTTAATGGAGTTGCCTGTGAGTGCTCTTATGACACAACGGCAGTTTCTTGGTTACAAGATTGAAGGAAATAAATAAAATGAAATGGATAAAATATATTGGAGCTTTATTAGTGACGGCTTGTTCTCCCTCACTCGTAACTGACATCGCCTATGAAACGGGCGAAGATATTGAGTGTGGATATAATGTTGGAGAAAAGCTTTGTGACATCACACTAATGGATCAAGACGGCAATGATTGGAATCTTTATGAAAACATCGGCAAGGTCACGGTTGTTGATTTGTCTGTCATGTGGTGCGCCCCGTGTCAAGCGGCAGCTATGGCAGCAGAAGATGTTGTTGATTCTTATAAACACGACAAGATACAATGGGTGACCATCTTAATAGAGGATAGTCAGGGTAACGCACCGGACTTAGATGATCTGCAAGCATGGGCTTCAGCTTATCACGGCTCCTCTCCCATCATTGCTGGAGATAGAAGCTTGATAGATGTCTCTGGAAATAGTGGTTTTCCCTTGACATCTTGGCCAACATTTCTTATAATAGATGAAGGGTTAAATGTTAAGTGGATTCTCAAAGGTTGGAGCGAAGAAAAAATAAGACTTTTGATCGAGGATGTTTTAGCAAATTAATAAACAGCAGATTTAAAACAAGTAAATAGTTATAGTTAAGGGCAGAGATAGTGTTAGGGTATTTATTAATAATTATGGCAGGATTATTTTATGCCAACTTTTGGGAATGGGCGATCCACAAGCACCTCTTACACGGCAAGCCCGCAAAAACTAATAAGTCGGTTCTTTCTTTTCATTGGACATCTCATCATCACGCCTGTAGGAAAAACGATAATCATGATAATGAGTTATATGTTTTAGAGATTGTAGCCTTAACAGGTGCCCTGCTTTTTCATCTTCCTTTATTATATTTGTCCAAAGTTTTTTATTGCACACTTGTTTATTGTGTGTTAAATTATTACTTCAAGCACCGTAAGGCGCACAAAGATGCGGAATGGTGTAAAAGACATATGCCTTGGCACTTTGATCACCACATGGGTCCAAATCAAGATATGAACTGGTGTATTACCCAACCTTGGTTTGATTATATCCTCGGCACCCGCGAGAAATACTACGGTTCAGCCAAATATTACAGAAGAGAGAAGATAAAGGAATTGTTAGAGCAAAAAAGAAATTTAACAAAGTAAGAATACTGATGTAAAATGTATATACAGGTATGATACCTGTTGGCTCTTTGCTTCAATTAACCGAAAAACATCATACATATAGAATTATTGTGCTTGACTACTTTCCTGTTTTTTATAATGATGAGCAAGTGTGGCACTATACATTAAATTTCTTTAGAGATGGATCTAATATTGGCACAATTGCTTTTGAAGAAATAGAACTACACGAACTAATTACTAAAGGTGAAGTTGTAATACTTTCAGAAGGATGAAAAATGAATTTAATAAACTACTTATTTAGACCCTATGTTGTAGCTAGGGCACTCCAAACAGAGAACACACAACTCAAAAAAAAGATTATGGAACTCAAGGACACCAATGAGAGCCTTTGGGACATGCTCGACGAAATTCAACAATCAGAACAAGAAGCGGCTGTATATCAAAATCTTTTAAGTTCCAAGCCAGCAGGGGAGGCTTAATGTCTTTAATGAAGAGTATAAAACATTTTAAATCTTGTTGGACATCTGGAAGCAATACGAGGGAAACACCATGGGGCGAAGAAAGATCTTGGTCCGCGCTCACGGGCATTGTTGGTAAAATACTTTATATGAAAGAAGGTCATCGTAATAGTCTTAAATATAATCGGTTGAAAGACGAGTGTCTCTTTGTATTGGATGGCGAGATCGAAGTAGAATATGGTAGTGAGTTTTCTATAAAAGATCCAATAATGCACCCTTTTAAGAAGAAGAGGCTTTTACCTGGGGAATGTTTAAATGTTCAGTCTGGTTCCCCATACCGAATTAAAGCCTTGACAGCAGCACGAGTTATTGAAATAGGGACTGGACTACGAGAGCATAAAATTAGAATCGAGGACGATTATGGAAGAAAATAATAATGTTTCACAAGACGACGACTTAAAGCCCAAGCCACCTCCGCGACTAGCACCAAGGGGAATTAGGTCTTTTACCGTGTGTAGACAATATGATGAAACAGGAATTTCAGGAGAAGGTGTCATTATTGAAGGAATAGTTTTGGCATCTGGTCATTGCATTATTCATTGGTTGTTCCCGCCACCAAGAGGAGGCATTGCGATATTCGATTCTTTGGAAGATTTTTTAAAAGTTCATGTTAAGCCCCATCCAGAGAATAAGACCCTAATTACTTTTGAAGATGGAGAACAGAAAGAATATTAAAATTGGCGACTATGTTCGCTGGCTCTACCCGTTGGGATATGTTGACATAAAGAGGCGTGAGTTCTCATATGGTTTGATCATAAACCAAAGAGATGAAGGCGAGGATCACATAGATGGGAGAGTTATATTACTTTTAGACTCTGGTTATAAACAATCTTTTTGGTTATCGCTGGATCTGTTAATAGACTTAGGGAGTTTGGAAATATTGAAAGATGGAAACTGGCAAAAAGTACGATAATCAGGAAGCGCTCCGCAACATGAAGGTCGGTGAATACATTCGCTGGAAGCCGGTAATGCAAAAAGAACTCTCTTCTGATGATGAGAAGTATGGGTTTAAATCTTTTGTTGGTGTTGGGGAAGAGTGGCAATATGGATTGATTCTTGATATACTGGAGTCACCCAAGAGAAAAGACGATAATAATAGTGTTCAAGGAGTTCATTTACAGCTACTTAAAGGCGGACAAATGGATTGGATATTTAACTTTGACCATTTTGAAGAAATACAAATAATTGGAAAACTAGATCAAGATTAATTTCTTGACATTTACTTGACATAATAGGCTTGCCTTAATTAATAAGTTATGGTATATTATATATGTAATCAGGAAGAAGAAATGCCCCGTGTGACCTATGCCCACCGCCTCCAAACTCTGCTGTCCAAACCTTTGTCTGACTATGATAGAGGCTTTGTTGAAAGCTTGAGTAGCCACTACAACAAAAGAAAGAGCTTGACTCCTGGTCGCGCTGCTGCCGTCAAACGTCTTGAAGAACAATACTCTGATGAGAAGCTAGCCGCCGCTGCTGCTAATCCACTGAATGAGCGTCTCGCCGCCCTCACTGATCGGGTTGATCCCGGCACTTGGGATGCTGGCTTTGTTGAGAGTGTGTCCGCACAAGTTAAGCGAGGTCGCGACCTTTCGCCAAAACAGTTGACTATTGTTTCTACAATCGAAGAGCGCTGGTCTGACCAAGCAATCGCAGCGAAAAAAGATTGGAAGCAGACTTATTCTAATAGCCCCGAGCTAAAACTCAAAGCCAAGATTGTCGCTAGCTATTATTATACCACCGGATACTATCGTGACTTGGCTCTTAATATTTTAGAGAAGCCAGACTTTATTCCGACACCGAAACAATACAAGAACATTACGAGCAACAAATTTGCGACCAAGATTCTTGATGCTTGGAACGCTGATGCTAAATATAAGGTTGGTTCTTATATTGCTCTTCGCTCCACGGCACCAGGCGTTCTTCGTAAGCACATTAAGGGCGTTTGTGTTATACTTAAGTCTAATGCTGATTACCCCAAGTGTGCCGCTCGTGGCACCAAGATTTATCAAGTACTTCCTTTTGGAAGTCCCACCCCAGTTCTTGTTGAAGAACGCTATATTAAAAACGCTCGCATTGGAGGGAGCAAATAATGATTGAGATAGGAGATCTGGTTTTTCCAGAACATTATGGACCCGAAGCCCTCGGAGTTGTATGTGATATTTATGAGTCTCGGGAAGGGCGCACGCCCCCCACAGCAAAAGTATTGATGAAGAATGGGCGAGCTTATAGCTTTATGGTTAACGAACTTAAGGTTCATACCAAGAAGAACGAAAAAGCAACGGTTAAAAGAAAATGACAGCCCGCGATATTGAGGTGGGCGATCTTGTTAATCCAGGGTTTTACGGCACGGACCATGGCGTTGTATCAGAAATTTATATCCCCAACCGGCGTAATATTCATGATGGGTTTAAAACTCGCGCCAAAATTTTCATGAGTCACAGCTTAAAAACTTATAACGTTGCCCTGACTGACCTTATTTTGATCAGCAAAGGAAGAAAAAAATGACACCATTTGAGAGATCCGAAAACCTTATTTATACTTTCGCAAATAGAATGTTTTATTCATACGCTATGCTTACATATATTGAAGGCAGGGAGAAGCTGGACAAGGAATGTTTGGAAGCAGTGATGTCCGGCGACTTCAAGCTTATGGCAGAACTTACCAGGCAACAAGATATGTTTAATCAGCAAGTTGTTAAGCTTTCTTTTGAGGCGTAACCTATTGTAGCCTCCTATTTATAAGTGAAGGTGGAGGCGCGGTTTGCACATTGGTGATCTTGTACAATACAGAAACGTCGCCACAAATTTTTTTGGTATTATAGTAGAAGAAGTGGATAGCCATAGCGTAAGTGTGTGCTATTTATGGAATAAAAAACTCTACACAAGCCAGCTTCGTAGGCGGGAGTTGGAGGTAATATCTTTGCACAAAAAAAATGGGAGAAGATAAGGTAGATCAATTTTCAGTTGGAGATTTAGTTCGCGTACACGATTCGGTTGACGCGGGACTATTTATATTTAGACCACCCGGTTTTCCCTTTGGTAAGGTTGGCTTGGTCTTTGAGATAAAAAGTCGTTATGATCCAAATTACCAACTACCAACGGATAACTACCGCTACCCTTACATTGATTACGAATATAATATATATTACGAAGATTTAATCGGAGTGCTTATAGAAGGAAAGAAGTATTGGGTTTTTAAAGACGAAATACAGCTATATAAAAATGAAAAAGATTAAGGTGGGCGATACGGTTTGCGTATTCGATCAAAAATTAAAAAACTACTACGAAGTGACAGGGAAGGTGTCAAAATACATACACCCTTACATCTACGCAGTAGAGTTCGAAGATGGCACCGAAGGTTGGTTCATGTCCTATCAGTTACAGAAAAAAGAATAATAGATTATACTTACCACGCCAATGATGCTATGATTAAGCACGAGAAACCATCAATACCTCACGGAAGCCAAGCAGAAATCGGCGATCTTGTTCAAATTTATAATGAGAGCGGAATTAAGGTTGGAAAGATTGGGATTGTCACTGAGATAAGAAAGATTAATAGACCTTTGTATATAGAGAGAACAAGATTACTGAAGATTACGGGCTATGAGATTTTTGTTGGTGATTACTTGGTTCGTATAATTTCAAAAGCAAAATAAATGGATGAGATTCGCAAAATATTAAACCTTGTATATTCCTTAGAGGAAAAGATATCCCAACTTGAACAAGAAAACGCCGCCCTTAAGCAAGCAATCAACTCTGCCTGTGCATCACTAATAAACCAAAACGCTCAAATGAAAGACACACTTGAAGATGAAGAAAATATAATTGAGTTTCACCCAAGTGCCGAAACGTTTAAGTCACCATCTTGGAAAGAAAAATGAAGCTAGATCATATCGCAATCAATGTTAGCGACATAAAAAAATCAATCGAATGGTATGTCCAAAACCTGAGCGCCTCTGTTGACTATGAAGATCAAACTTGGGCAATGCTGAATATTCAAGACACAAGACTTGCCCTTACTGTATCCCAAGAGCACCCTCCGCACATTGCTTTTAACATTTCCGACCTTTCTGAGTTGCAAGAGCAAAAGGTAAAAAAACATCGCGATGGCTCTTACTATGTATATGTAAGCGACCCCGATGACAATGTTATCGAAAAAATATACTGGGATGCACCTAAGAAATGAAAAGGATTGTTGTTTCAGATTTGCACATTGGCTCTTCTCATTGTCGGGAAGAAGATCTCCACAATTTTATAAGCAGCATTGAATGTGATGAACTGATCCTTGCTGGCGATGTTGTTGACTTTCTTAAGATCCCATCCTTTACTGCCACCACTGTTAAACTTCTTAACACTCTCAATAAATTTAATAAAGTAATATATATTATAGGTAATCATGATCACTCTCTTGCTAATTTCGTTAACGGAGCCGTTGGTAATATACAATTCCTCAATTCTTATGAGTTTGTGGATGGGGAACGAAAGTTCCGCATAGAACATGGCGACGACTATGACCAAAGCTTTTGGCATAACTTCACTGAAGGCTTTCTAATCAAAGTTATCTCGTTGTTTCAGGATTGGATTGAACGACGCTTTGATGTTGACCTTGCAACTTGGTGGGCAAACCGAAAGATTAAAAAGCGTAAGCTTATTCGTATTTGGGACATTATTAACCTTAACAATGATGTCGATGTTTTTATCATGGGGCACTCACACACACCAGAGGCGGTGATTTGGGTGGACGAAGACCAGAATATTAAAACTTATATTAATTCTGGTGATTGGGTTTCCCATACAACTTATGTCTCGATAGAAGAGGGCGTCACACGATTGAAGAAGTTTGTTGATGATTGAAACTATTATCACAATATGGGCAGAGTGCCCCGCCTTGATTATTTTGTTCTGCGCCTGGTTCGCTTCATTGCTTTTATTATTAAAGCCTTGACATTTACTTTACAACTTTTATGTAGACAAGGCGACTATCCTATGCTATATTATATATGTAATTAGGAGTTATGATGAAAGTTGG